CATCCCGGCCAAGCATTCGCCGCACGACATCCGGGCCGCCGAAAGCACCGTCGACCTGTGCGAGCAGGAGGGGAAGAAGTTCTATTTTCTGCTCAACGAGACGAACGGGAAAGCCGTCACGCTGTCGGCCACGCGGAAGCTGGCATCGATGGGGCCGGTTATCCCGCACGCTGTACCGAAGCTGAACGGCTATTGGGAGTCGATGATACCGGGCCTGACGTTTCAGGAAGTCAGCCAAGGGACTGGCGCCATCATCATCGACAACGTGACGAGCTTCCTTGTTGGCCTGTTCGACAAACCAGCGAAGAAGGAGAAAGCCCATGTCTAAGGCGACGCTCGATATGGTTGTGACGAAGAAAGGGGCCGCGGCGCCGGCAACCTTGGAAGCAAGCAAGGAAGAAACCAAGGAACCAAGGAAGGAAGCAACCAAACAAGAACCTGAGAGAGAGGCGAGAAAACGCCCTTGGGACGGCCAAGACGATGTGGTCAAGGCCAATTATGAAGTGCCGCGCCGGATTCAGACGAAACTCCACACCCTCAAGACATGGGGGAGAATCGAAAACCTAAAGGGGTTCGTGTCTGAGGCGCTTGAGAAAGCGCTTGATCGAGAGATCGCCGCGGCCGAGCGGGAAGGGTACTGATGAACGATCAGCCGGAGTTGTGGGAAGAATTGAAGGTCGAGAATCACTGGTTCCACGTCGTGCGCGCGATGATCCAGCGCGACAAGATCGCCGAAATGGGCGTATATGCGTGGGCGGTGTACTGCGTGCTCAAAAGTTATGCCGCGCTCGATACGGGAAAATCCTATCCTGGGCGCGATGCGATAGCCAAGCACGTCGGAATCTCGCTGGATACGGTCGACAGGGCGCTGACAAAGCTGGATGAAATGGGAATCGTTGCACGAAGGAAACTCGGGCGAAGCAATTCGTATGAACTGACGGAGCAAATACCGATGACCGCAGCAAATGGCGAGATCGCAATGCACGGCGAGGCGAAGTACATCCCGATGCAGTTTCAACAGGTTTTAGACCAGCTGAAGGCGTTCGCGGCGAGCGGGAGTATGCAGGGAGGTCTAGAGGTCAAGATCGTCTTAAACGCCAATTTCCTGACTGGCTCACATGCGACCGTGAACAACTACAATGCGCCGGCCGTCGTCGGAGTCGAAGTTACCCCCAAGAAGTCGGACTGAGTTATCCCATCTAAAGACTTTAAGATATATAGAATCTATATAGTGCCGCTGGCCAGCGGCGTATTCGCCTCGATAAGCCGCTCACCAGCGGCGCATCAGAAAACGATAGGCCGCTCGTCAGCGGCTAATCGAATGTTGTCCACAGCCAGTTATCCACAGAAACGGTGCGTAACCCTGTGTGCAATTTCAGAACGATAACTTCTAATTCGCAAACATGAAATCTTGGACCTACGCCGAATTGACCGAAAAGACCGAGCGCGAGATTCGGGGCGCCCTCAACGGTCCCGACAAGGAACTGGGGCGCACGTGGGCATGGGGCGCTTACATGCTGTGGCACAGCTTGACCTCTTTCGAGCCAGGATGGACCCAAGAGGATGACAATCGCCTAGCGAACACGATCCGGGAATTTCGATAAACTCTATTATGTCAAACGCCAAAAATAATCAGACATTTGCCACCGCGCCGGTTCTGCTGGCCCTGCTTGGCCTTGCGTTCAGCTTCTGGCTCGCCTACTACATCGGAGGCGGCTGAATCACTGAACGCGCAGCGCATCGATCTTGCATGCGGCTGTTGCCGTGCTGGTCGTGAAAATGGCATTGGCTACGCAGTACGCAGTGCCGGACGTGGAGATATTCACGTACACGATCGGCGTTGAGAAGCCACTTCCTTGACCGGCCGCCGTGTTGTTGTTGCTCAACTGGAAATACTGGTTAGCGGCGAGCGTGGCCGATGTCGTTGAGATGCCGCCGTATTGGGTTTGCATAACCGTGCTGCCGGCCGGCGTGAAAATGACCTGCGCCCACACCAGCCAGATCCCCGCGGTCAACGGAATGCTTGTTGCATTCACCGCCGTTCCGCTGGTGAGGGATACGCCGGATGCGTTAGCCGTCAGATGCTCGCCGACCTTGCCAGCCGCCGTCGTGGCGCCGTTGGTAACGCCTGCGATAACCGGAGTAGTGAGCGCGGGGCCGATATTGAACACTGCTACGCCGGTTCCTGTTTCATCGGACAGCACGCCGGCGAGCTGAGTGCTTGTCGTCGACGCGAACTGCGATAGGTTGCCGGTAGTGGCTGCGGGTGCTGCGAGATTCGCGCTATCCCAAGGTGTCGCACCGTTGAAAGTCGGGCGAACGGAGAACGTCTGCGCGGACGACCAGGTATTCGTGCCGTTCAGCAGCGGAACCGTTGCGCCGCTCGTCCCGGTGCTGGCTGTAGCCGCGGTCCCGAGTCCGAGATTGGTCCGTGCGGTTGAGGCGCTGACCAGATCGGACAGGTTGTTTGCCTTGGCTAAACCGCCGAGGCCGGACAGCGTAACAGTCGACCAAGCCGGCGCAGTCGTCGGGCCCGTCGAGGCGATCACCTGCCCCGAGGTCGAGCCGGCAGGACTGAGCAATTGGATAGGCGTCGTCGTGGCGCCGAATGCCAGTGCCGAGAAAAGCGCGAGCCCGCATACGAAGATTCGTTTCATTATTGGCTTCCTGATTGTGCAAGCAATTCAGTTTTTCGATCGCTTCCTGCGCTGCTGCCGAAGTAATAAGCAATGACTCCCGTCCATGCCGTTCCAAGCGACCCAAGCATCAGCATTAGAGCGTCGTGAGCGGCAGCCGGAAGCGGGTAGAACATCATCACGGCGAGGACACCGAAGAACCCGAGCGTGACGAATAAGGCCAAGAAAGGCGCCGTCATGCTCTTGGTGCTTATCTGCATTTGCCGCGCGCTTACCCGATCCTGAACGGATAAGCTAGCGAGCGTTTCGGAATTCTTGAATCCAGCCTCGGCCATTCGCGCGGCATAGTCCTGATCGGCTTTGCGCATCGCGGCAAGTTGCTCTGGTGTCGCGCCGCTGATCGCCGCGGCAACTGCGTTTTGGCGATCGTCCATTGACGTGTTAGGCGGCGTTGTGATGCCGAATACAGATTCAAGCGCCGTTACTGCGCCGCCCGCGAGCGGACCGCCAACTACTGAGGCGATCGTCGGCGCTAGTTTCGCCACCACGCCGAGCGCGTCTGACCATCCACTCATTTCAAGCCCCCGTGCGCATCATGTTTGCCAGGCGAAGCGCCCTGCCCGGTTTGTCGGGCGTGCCTATTCCGACGTCTTCGCGCGCCCACTTTGAATCAAGCATCTCGTCGGCGGCGATAGAGAACTTTCCTTGCCGCATTGCGATCAGCGCCTTCTTGAAGCCAAGCAAGCGGCCGATTCCCATGTTGAAGCACATGTTAGTGAGCACGCGCAGGCGTACATCGCTAAGATCCGTCCACCACGGCAAGTTGCGGTCGAGATCGTGAAAGACGTCTTCAAGATCGTCGTCGAGCAGGGAATTGACCTGAACATCATTGAGCGGGCAAGACCAGCCAGCCGGCATCGGCTTCGCTTGCAGGTTATGGCCGACGCCGACCGTATCGATACCCTTCGTGTCTTTGTAGACGGAGTATCGAACGCCCTCGTCGCGGCGCAGCTCGGCAATCAGCTTCTGAAGGTTTTCGTTGTTCATTTGCGAAACAACTTGTCGTAAATCAGAAAGACCGTTTGCAGGATGGTGTATAGGATCGTGATAACGACTAACCAGTCCTGCAGCCCATAACCAAGCAGCGTCGCGACAGTCGCCGATAACGGCGGTGCAGCCTTGGCTGCGCTTGCTGCCAAATCGTTCATTTCAATTCCCCGAGTGGTCTGTGTGTTTTATGTTTAGAAGGTCCGCGTAAAGCTTCCTGCTACTTCGATTACTGCGTTGGTGCCACCGGGATAGGCGTTCGCCACCGTGCGAACAGTGGCTACATTCCCGACGATGCTTACGACCAAGCCCGATCCCGTCAGCACGTTTTCGCGGCCATACCCCATACCGAAGGCGGCAGAGAACGGCAGCGTGAACGTGAACGTCTGTCCAGCCGTGCCGTTATTCGTGATCTGGAATTCAGCGTAAAACTCGACTTCCGAGTTCTTTTCCCGGTAGTACGCTGCGAGGGTCGAAACAGCGGTGAGCGTGCCAGTGCCGGCGCCCACAGTCGGAGTCCACGATAGATATCCAACGATCGGGTCTTGGCAGTAAGCCTCCGCGCTGTGGCCGGTCTTCTGAACGCGAACGGACGACTGGCCTTCGATCTTGTTCTGGAAGAACACGTTGTTCTGCGGGAATCCGCCTGCGCCGATCTGCGTCTCAAAGATGCCGTAGTTCAGTTTGCCGCCGCCAGTGTCTTCGACCGTGTTGTTTCGGACGATGTTGCCGGAGCACGTCGCGCCGTACAGGATCACGCCAGCGCCGCCGCCATTGACTGGCCCGAGCCCAAGCTGATTGCTGTCGATAATGATGTTGTCGGATGCCTCGCACTGGATGACAGACCAGCCCGACGTAGCATCAGCCGCGAAGGCGATGCCCGACTTCCCGCAACCGACGATTCGGTTCCCACGGTAGCGGATGCGGAAAATGCCGCCGCTGCCGTTGGCGCCGAGCGACATGCCGAAATCCTGCGACACGCCCGCGTCCCAGGTGAGCACGTTTCCGTACACGTCGCCATCTGACGCGCCATCGCCGCCGTAGGTGATACCCTCCTTCACGCTGTTGTGAACGCGATTGGAATACATCTGACCGTGAGTGACGAACTGCATCGTGATACCAAAGCCGCCAGCGTTCACAGATACGCAGTCGTGCATCTGGTGACGCGTGCCGAACTGCATGACGATCGCCGTGCTGCCCGTTGTTTCAACGTGGCAATTGCGGATGGTGTTCGTGCTGCCGCTCGATCCGTCAAAAAGAATCCCGACGTTCACAGCCTTCATGACCGTCACGCGCGCCGCGGTCGAGTGTGTCCAATTCGACGTGTAGATGCCGATGGAGCCGCCTTCCGGCATGTAGATGTCGTGAACGTAGTTGCGATCGCCCGGATTGCCGAAAATAGGAATCACGCCGGGGAAAGTCGCAACCAGCGCGATCATCTGGAGGCCGCCGATTTCAATGTTCGAACCGGACGTAACCCACCACGAAGAACCGGAGAAGCCGGGGATCGGCTTGACGATTGACGACACGCCCTCACCCAAGACAGCAGTATTCGACGGGATCGTGATCTGACCCATGACATACGTACCGGCCGGCACAATGACCTGACGCCCTTTGTTCACGGCAGCCTGGAATGCCGCCGTGCTGTCGATAACACCAAGGGGATCGGCGCCGAAATCAAGCACATTGACCGTGCTGATGCGGTTCGAAAGCTTGGAGCCGTCCGCGACCTTCGCATCCGTCACCGTGCCGTCAGAAGGCGCGCCAGTGACGCGCGTTGCGCCACCGCGGATATAGACGCTTTGCACTCCTACGGGAATGGGCGAAATGAACGCGAGCGACTGGCCGACGAGCGTGTATTGTTCCGGTCCTTGAAACGCGGAATCGAAGAACACTTCGATGTTCGATTTCGACAGGTACGAATTGGCGAGCGTCAGCGAGAGCGTAACACCCGGCGTAAAGCCTGCACCCGACACGAACGTCTCGACGGTTGCACTTGCCGCAAGCGCAGCAATGTCCGCCTGCGTCAGATAACGCCCATCGAGCACCGAGATAGGCAGCGCACGCGTCACGCCGTTCGCGTTGCTCCACATCGGCAACTTGTCATCGGAACTTACCGACGATGTAACGCAAAGATCCCCGATTGTGGACATTTTTAGCTCGTAGTGTGTTCAGCGATGGCGCCGTATTTGCCGGCGATCACATCGGTATAAATGACGACGCCGTATGGCATAACGTCGGTCGGCGTTGCCGTGAACTTCAGCGGCGACGCACCCAATGACGGAAAAACGATGTCGACAGCAATCGCCGTATGCGCAGCATCCACCCATCGAGGATTTGAGACGGACGTGTATTCCATCACGCGACCCTCACGTATTGCCAAACGTTGTTGAAGTTGGAGCCCGTCTGCGCCCACGTTCCAGGCAGCGTCGGCGGATTCACACCTGACGACGAGCCGACAGCGACAGAGCCGACGCCATTCGCCTGCTGATTCGACAGCAACGTCGCCTGCGTAACAGCCTGAGAGCCGTTGACAATAAGCGGCGCATTGGGAAGGTTGTACGTGTTCGGGCCGGCGCTATAAGAAAGGTCGCGATCACCAGCAGCGTTCAGGAAAACCGTGCCACCTTGCGCGTGCAGGTTCCCAGATGAATTGATGTCAGCCGCGGCCGTGATGCCCGAGGGAGTCGTGATCGAGCCGTTCGCACTGAAGACAATCCGGCTGAGTTCCGTTAAGCCATCTGCGGAAAGGTTGCGGAAGACATAGCCGCCAGCGCCGGAGCCGCGGTTATTGGCAAAGTACGTCGATCCGTCCGACCCATCATTCCACGTAACAAAAACACCCTGCGCGTTAAAGCCGGGGTTATTGCTGTTGATATGAATCCATGACGCCTTCAGGAAGTCACGATCGAGGTAATACCGCGAACCGTCGCTCCCGACGATGACGCTAGGGATGCTTTCGGGCGACGTAGTATCGGTCGGCTGGTAGACATACATGCCGAACCCAGACACCCACACCTGGTTACTAGACGAGCCGCTGCGAGCACGAAGCGCTGCGAGATCCGCTGCGCTCTGAACGCTGGAATTGCCGAGCGAAATAAGCGCCGGGTCAACTTCATTGAGGGAGGCATAGACGAGCCGCCCCGCTCCATCCAAAACAGTGATGGAGTAAGGAATCGGGCAAAACATGTGAACCTGCGCGCCGGCCGATACGGCGTGACCGTGTACCGTGCGGATAGGCTGTGCCAACGCGACAATCTCGTCTGCGTCGGAATACACCGTGACCGGGTAAGCAACTGGATCTAGACCGGGCTTGCCGATATAGATAGAACCGGATTCGAGCGGTTGCCCGTAGAGATCCGTAAAAAAAGGAAGCGCACGCGCCTCGCTAGTGGTTGCCATAGCAATCCCCCAAAGGTAAGCGAAGCGCCCCGAAGGGCGCCCGAGACACGTTGCTTACGTCTGGTTGAAGAGCATGATGCCGGCCATTTCAGGGTTCGTGACGCTGACCCCGTAGAACGCATCGACACGATACAGCGACTTGTACGTTTCGATGTGCGCCTGCTTGGTCATCACGATCTCGATGCCCTGGTCGGTCGTGCCGCGCATCACTGCGAGACCTTGATCCGACGGAACCGCGAGGCGACCCGGCAGGATTTCGACCGCTTCCTTCTTCCAGAAGCAGTTCACGCCCGAAGTGACCGTGTTGAGCCAGGTGATCGCTGCGCCCGCTGCCGGGGTTGCCGTCACGTTCTTGTACGCGAGTTCCGCGTCCGTCGCGCCCTGGCCCGAGATGATCGCCGGGGTGATCTGAACCGTACCCGTACCGCCTGCACCCGAAACGATGCCGACCACGCGGAAGGTCTTGAGCTGGCCGGTGTCAATCTTCGTGATCGGATGCACGTTGTTCACGCCTGCGATCGTGAATGCATCGCCGACCTTGACCGTGCCCGACGTGACAGTGATTGCCAGCGCCTGGATGCGGTTGTCGACGTTCGACTGCAGCGGGCCGCTCGGCGATGCTGCCAGAGCCTTCGGAACCGTGTACTGGTTCGCACCGTTCACCGTGACCGTCACGCCAGCAGCAGCAGCAAGGCGCGCGAGGTAGTCAGCCTTGAGCACGCGCTCGAAGCCTGCCACTTGGCGGCCGACCGTTGCCATTTCGTAGGCGGTTGCAGCCTTCTGGCCTTCGACCAGATATGCGCGGCTGGCGAGGTTGCCGGCCATTGCGTTGTAATCGCGTGAACCGAAGACCGAGTAACGGCCGTCGTAGTCGATGCCCGACTCATTCATCAGCGAATCAGCTTGCGCCAGATCGTCGAAGCCGGTTGCAGCAACCGTGCGCTTCACGACGAGCGAGCCGAGCGTCGAAACGGCGTTCACGACGTCGACGTTGATGTCGGAGGCGATCTTTTGCTTTGCAGCCGTGCCGAGGCGGTTTTCTTGCAGCGCGTCGCGCAGTTCGGTCGCATCCATCGTCCAGGGGGAGCTGCGGATCGTGTCGATTGCGGCCGGCACGGTCAGCTGCGTCTTGCCGACGAAGTTTGCGGTTTGATCTAGGCCCGAGAACGAACGGGCGATGTACGGCATCGGGCGGCGAATCATATCGCCAGCGCGGGCCATCATCGTTTGATCGTTCGAGAAGACGGTGACGGCTTTCGACATGACCAGTTGGTCGTTGAAGCCTTCGAGGAGGTTTTCGAATGCGATGCGCTCTTCTTTCGAGAACGAGTTCGCAGTCGAAAGGAACGGTGTTGCCGGAGGCTGTGCCATGATTGGTTATCCTAAATAAAACAACGAAAAGAAATGGCGGGTTCGCCACTGATTTCGCATCCAGCTAGGACTAACGCTCAAGGCGCCGATGGGGCTGAGATACGTTGATGCTTGCGATGTACCGGGCAAGGATTTATCTCATGCCCGATACATTTCGCTTTCCCGAATGGTACTACTTTACAAAAAGTGTAGCAACTACTGGATTACTTCTGCGCCATTTGCTTTTTATAAGCAACGACGCGCGAGTAATCGCCCGTGCGCTCGGCTTCTGCTCGCAGTTTGTCGAGTTGCGAGCTGGTCGCGTTGAAGCCAGTTCCGCGCTCTGCCGTCACGCGCGCTTCGGGCGCCGGCCGGGTTGTTTTCTTGGTAGCCAAGGAGATTTCCAGTTTCGCGACTGCGACGGTAAATTTGACGGGATCGGCGATCTTCGACAGTTCGATCAGCCGAGCAGGAGACTTCGAGAGCGCATAGACCAGCACCGCGGGATCGTCGGCGCCGCGCATCAGCAGACCAGCTTGCGTCTGGTTCAGGATCGAGCCGACTTCGGACTCGGCTTCTTCGAAGTCAGCCACGCCGAGCGATTCCTTGCGGGCGGCATAGGATTTCCGGAAGTTCTCGACCTCTTCCTGCTCCTTGCGCTGCGCGTCGAGCTTGGCGCGATCGGCCGCGTCTAGCTTGGCCTTCTGCTCCATCCAATTGTCATACGCCTCCGAGAACCGCGTTTCGTCGTAGTCGTACTGGTCGAGCGTCGGCTTGGCGGTGAGCGTCGGCGCAGGCTGCGGAAGCTTCGAGCGGATCTCTTCGAGTTCGCGCTGGAGCTCGCGCTTCTCGCGCATGATCTCTTTGTGACTCTTGCGCAGATCCGCGACCCACTTCGGCGCCGGCTGGCCCTTCAGCGATTGCGGCTCGCCTTCGGGCTGCTCGGCGCCGTCCGTCGACTCGGGCGCTTCCGATTCCTGGTCTTCGTCGTCAAATAACGCGGGCGCCGCGACTTCCTCGGGCTGCTCCTGTTCGAGTTCCGGCTGCTGCGTTTCGATCTCTTGGTCCATGCACTCACCCTCTGGTGGGAAAATTCAATGCCAGAAAGTATACAGTAGATGGAACTTTCAATGTGCAGGATGTATGCCTATAATGCACACCATGAAACGCACGAGCCTGTTCTTACCCGAACCCTTGCTAAAGCGGCTGAAGGAATTCGCCGAGCGGCATGACCTACACATCGCGGACATTGTTCGTCGCGCGATATTGAGATTCCTGGACGAAGAAGAATCCAAGGAGAAGAAATGATCCAACACGCCATATTCGGCGCCCTCGCCTGCGTGATCGGCTTTGCGTTCTTCGAAGCGTTCTGGCCGGCGATCTTGCGCGGCATCAAAGGCGTCCTGTTGTTTCCGCTGATACTCGCGGGCGACCTCTGGCGAAACGGGCCCGACGTGCTTAAGGCTGCGTTCTGGTGGCTGATGGCGTTCGCCGCAATTTCATTTCTCACACTTCATTTCTAATGCGCAATTTTCACGTAATCAAAGATGGCATGGACGTTGGCGCCCTCGCGCTCGCGATCTCGACAAACCCGGATCTGTGGAAGCCGGACACCTTCTTACGGAATTTCCAGCAGGGGCCGTTCGGCGATACCGATACGATCATGCTTCGCTTCCCGGAGATCAAAACCGGAATGAGTGAGGAAGAGATCGAGCTGTACAAGCAGAACAAGATTGCCGGCGTAGACCAGCACGAATCTATCGCCCGTCCTGCGTGGGATAAGCTTACCCAAGCGCACCCGTTCATATTTGATCTAGCACGGTTCACGCAAGCGACACGCATCGGCCGAGTGTTGATTAATCGCATTCGACCAGGCGGCCGGATCTACCCGCACGCGGACACCCCGGAGCAAACCTGCTATTGGAAGCGCTTCCATCTGGTGATTCAGGGTCAGCCAGGCGCCATCATCACGAGCGGAGACGAGACGTTGCAAATGCTGACCGGTCGCATGTTCCATTTCCGCAACGATCTGATGCACGAAGTGCGCAATGAGTCGTCGGTCGATCGGCTCAGCATGGTCATCGACCTGCGCGTGCAGTAAAATGGATGGAGGCGGTTTATTGCGCGTTGGTAGGGCAACGGCGATGAGTCGGAGGCGCGGGTTCGATTCCCGTATAAACCGCCGCACCAACACTCTCACACCTTGGCCCAATGGTTCACCGTGGGGATGATCCGCACATTCCTTGCGGCTTCGGCCGTGTTGCGTTTCCGCTCGGATACGTTCTTAAAATGCTCCATTGCGACCGATGTGTAACGCACGCTATCGGCGCAATGCGAATGCTCGTCGTGCTTCGGGTGCCCGGATTTTGCGCGCGTGTAGCGGCGCATGTGCTCAACCAAAATCGCGCAATCCGGCGAGTCTGAGACAAAAGCGTTTTTCAGCATATTGCGTGTCTTTTTAATGCCCGGCTCGACCCCGATTTCAGGAACAATTTCAACTTGCCACCCGAGATTTTCGACGCTTCGGCGCGTCGTCAGACCAGTTTGAACTGACCGCGCGTTGCCGTCGTGCGGAAGCCAGATAACCGCATCCTTCCGGCCAGTATCCTTCAGCCATTCGCAATAATGGTCGATCCCATAGTTGCTGTCCTCGTGGTAGCCAACTATGCGGGCGCCGCTAATGTCGGCCTGCGCGACCGTAACGGCCATCATGTCGTTGATGCCAAGGTCGAAGATCGCGTGAGTCCCGAGCGTCGGGTCCGCCAGAAGAGGCCGAATGCGGTTCTCGGTCACAAGCAAATGCATTTCTCGACGGTAGATTGCGCCTGCAACAGCCGACTTTGGAACGCCTTCCCAAACGTGGTCGTAATCGTCCGGGTCGTCTTGTTTCGATCGAAGCCGCTCTGCTTCCATCGCCGCGTTCCAGAACGGGTTCCGATCCCAGTTCACCTCGACGATCCGCGCGTTATGCGGTCGCTTCTGAATGAATGCGGTATAGACGTAATCGGTGTCTAGCTCCGGGTTCATGCTGAACCAGATTTCTGACGTGTCTTTCCGTATCGTCGGCAGAAAAAGCTGAAGCGATTCCTTCGACAGAGCCTGCGCCTCTTCGCCCCAAGCTATATCGATGTCATTCAGGGATTTGATCGAGTCGGCCGTTTCATCACTCAACCCCCGGAAAATGAACTTGCTGCCATTCTGGCCAACGATTTCCTTTTTCAGGATCGTGAAGAATCCTTCGAGCCCGCAGTCTTTAATGCGCTGCTCGATGATCGCCTTTACCGACTCGTCGATCGATTCCTGAATTTCCCGGAAGCACAGAATACGCAGCGGTTCGGCCGCGGCGCGGATCACAAGCGCTGTCGCGCAGGCCATCGACTTACCAGACCCGCGCCCACCGTGGAAGATGGTGTAGCGCGGGCCTTGGCTAAGTAGGCACTCGGCCCAATCAGGAAGCGAGATTTCGCTCAATGGCCCACCGCAGGACGGTTAGAGACATGGACCGGAGCCTGTGCGGCTGCCGGCGCATTGCCCGCGGTCAACGCCTGCGCGGTCGGATCGACCTGTTGCGTACCGTGAAGCGCGTTGACACCCGGCGACGGCGCCGCGACACCAGACGAGATCGCCTGGTTCACCTTGCCGTCCATCGGGCTTTGCGGCTGATCCTGATTCACCTGGCCCGCTTGCTGGTTGACGCGATCTTGGATGCCTTGCAGCATCTGCATGATCGTCGACAACTGGCTGGCGTTCGTGTTTGAGATCGACTCGGCAGCCTTCGCCTGGTTGAGTTCGGCCGTCGACAGAGCCTGCACAGCCGATGCTTCGCTTTGCGTGGCGCTCGCTGCATCCTTGCGCGCCTGAGCCAGCAGAGCGACCGTCTGAGCGTCGGGCGGTGCGTTTGCTGCCTCTTGCTGCTCGGCTTGCAACTGCTGTGCTTCTTCGTCGTTCGGCTTGACGACGCCAGCCTTGACGAGCTGCATACGCGCGAACTTGGAAAGGTCTTCCATGCCCTCGCCGTCCAGATTGCGGACCAGCGTTGCGACCATCAGTTGTTGCATCTGCGGATCAACGATGCCCGGCAGGATCTTGGCGATTGCGTTGACGGTCGAATCCTTGCGGCTGTTGAACGCCGGGCCCACATCAACGAACACATCAAGTCCGGGCGTGAACGCGCGGGCGATCGTCGGCTTGCCTTCGTCGTCGATCGACGGGACATTGATCGACGTCGATTCGGGCGATCCATCCTCGCCATTGGCGGAAAACTTGCGATTGTCTTCGGTGTAGATGTCGCACGCCATCGACAGGTAAATCTTGCCGCAGCGCTGCATCGCGCGCGACATGTTGTCGATGAAGATGTAGACCTGCATGTCCTGATGCGCCTGCACACGACTCACCAGCGCATCAGACGTGTTGGACGTTACCTGACCGGCTGCCAGATCGCCGCCCGTCACGTCGAGCATGTCGGCTGCCGTGATCTGCACGAGGCCAGCCAGCGCGGGCGGAACGTCCGGCTGCTTGATGTAGCCAACAGGCGGGGCGATCGTCTGCGAGCCGTCGGCGCCCGTCACCGGGTTGATGAGCAGATACGGATTGTTCGCAACGAGATCGCCAGCCCATGTCAGCTCATGCCCTGCGACCTGCTCGGGAGTGAAAATAGGCTTCTCGCGCGGCGTAAATGCCGTAATGTCCGCGAGCGTCGAGATCTGCATGTTGTACAGGCGCTGCGAGTCCTTCGCGAGGCGCACTGCACCTTGGACGCGTTCGATGCCGTCGATCACCTGGCGGATACCGTAGACGACGACGATCGGGATCTCAGTGCCAGCGATGTAGCCACAGTCCTTCAGGATGCCGCAGCCGTCCATGAAGTACTTGTGTACCTTCTTGCTGTTGCGCTTGCCGCTGCGAACCTTGATATAGCCGATCGAGGCGTAATGCTGCTCCTGCTCTTCCGCATCCTCGCGCCCTTCTGCATCGAGCCCGGCATAGACTTTCTGCTCCACGCCCGAATGCGGTTCGCGCCAGACCGAGTACTTCTCGACCTTCTGCTCGACCTCGTAATATTCGCCGATGTAGACGGAATCGTTCGTGAACCAATCGAACTGCTTCAGCGAGCGAACCGCCTTGAAACTGGTCGGGCGCTCGGTCAGCTCCACCTCGTCGCCGAGATATTCGGTCGTGTAGGTATCCCAACTAATTGGGTTAAGCACAGTGCACCACTTGGCATCTGACTTGTCGAGCTTGCGGCTGTCCGGATCGAAGAAGACGGAAATGTCAGCGTCAGGGATCGGCTCGAAGCAGATCCGCTGCGGCGTGTCGTCGTCCAGATCCGTTTCCGCGCGGTGATCGTAGTCGTTCGTCAGGCGCCAGGCGCCCATGCCGCCCGCGACCGCTTCGTCGAATGCCGACACATAGACGTCCTGCGCGCTGCTGTACTGCTCGTCGGAGCGGTAGACAATGCGCAGCGCGTCGAGATCATCCTGCCGGCTGTCGTCTTCGCTCGACCGAAAGTTGACCGTCATCGCATTAGCGCGGTACTCGGAGACGATGCGCCGAACGGCTTTCTGCACCTTGTTGACGACGAAGCGCGGCCGGTTGTTGAACTGCGCGCCTAGACCGCCTTCCCACTGAGCCGCGTCGACATAGGCAAAGCGCCGGTCTTCGAGCGAGGCGAGCCGAATTTGCTGTTGCGGGCCGTAGGCGCGATCGAACCGGGCCGTCGCGCGGTCCCAAACCTTGCCGTGCCGTTCTTCTTTGGTCAAAGCCATTTGGCGTGTTTCCTTTCGATTTCTTCGAAGCCGCGCCGCTCAAACAGAGCACGCGCGGGGAATGCGACCTTTTCGCCGGCCATAAAGCACTTGACGCCTCGGCGCTTCAGTTCGTTTTCAGTTGCCTCAAACAGAGCCAGTCCGTACATCAGCCCGCGCAGACCTGGTTCGACAAAGAAGATGTCTCCGATTCCTTCCAGGCAGTCGCCGTAATGGATGCTCGGCCGCACGAACACGACGAAGTAAGCGACGATCCGCCCGTCCAAGCGGCCGATCATCATCGTCAGTTGATCTGCGTCCTGCATCGCGCGGTAGAGGCCGACATTCGGCTTCAGGTCATATCCCTGTTGCTTGTGCAGGCTGATCTCGTCGTAGTGCTTGCGCAGAAGCGGCAGCAGTTCGTCGTAGACATCCTGGAACCGCTCGACGGAGAAAACTGGCTTTGTCATTTGGAGTCCTAACGACGACCGTTAAATTGATTCGCTGCGGCAGCCCCTGCGGCGTAGCCTGCACGTTGCGACAGTTGCTCAACGAACAGACGGCGCGCGGCGAGAGAGTCATAGTTCCGTAGCGCTGCGGCCAATAGTTTACCGTTCGACAATAGCTTTGCGGCGTTCTCGGTCGTGATGGACGAGACCTTTTGCGTGATCGTGCGCGTCAGTGCGCCAGTGATTGCGCCGGCCGCTGCGCCGCCGATCGTCCCGAGCGGACCCATCGCCGTACCGACTCCGCCGCCGATCAATGCCTGCACCCCCACATCTTTCAGAGCGTCGCCGAGATTGCGGCCGAACCGCTTGGCCGCGCTCTGGTTCTGCATCGTGTCGCTGCCGCCGATCTTGCCCGTCTTGGCGTATGTCGTCGTCTGGTTGTGCAGATCCTGCGCAACGCTGCCGAACTGGCTTGCGTCCTCTTTCGACATGAACGGCGAATACTTGTCGGATGCGCTCTTGAATGTGCCGCGGTTGAATTCCGTTTCGCCGCGGCTGTTCTTGTTGCGCTCGGCAACTTCGCTCATTGCCAGCTCGCGCGCCTTCTGCTGGCGTAGCGCGATCGCTTTGGCCCTGTCGGCCGCTTCCATGTTCGGGAGCAGCTTGTCGAGCGCCTTCAGGCTGCCGGGCGAGTCGGCGTTCCGTACCGCCTCTTCCGCCTGCGCGAGTGCCGTCTGACTGGCCTTCTGCGAATCGATGGCCGCTACGTTCTGCGCATGCGCGCCGTGCAGTTCCTTGTAGGCCGGCGATTGCGCGTCGAGCACGCTCTTAAACTCCTGATGCGCCGCGGCATGCTTCTCGCTCGAGGCAAGCGCGCGCCGAATGTATTCCTGCCCTTCGGCAGGCAAGCCCGTCAGATCGTTTTTGTTCTCGAGATGTTTTGCCAGTGCTGCGAGTGCATCCAGCGTTGCATCAGGCACCTTGTCGGCCGGACGGAAGCCGGGTTTCATCTGCTCGGCCTTGATGCTATTGATCGTCTGGATAAGTTTGCTCGAGCTAACTTCGCCCGTTGTCGGGTTGATGGCGCCATTGACTCGAGTCTGCAATGCCGTCATCGCATCGATTGGAGCAGACGCGTCCGAGTACGCTTTGCGGGCCGCACCGTACTTCGGATATGCCGTGTCCATTTCCTTGAGCAAAGCTTCCTTGACGGCCGTGTAGCGGGATACCTTCGACGTGTCGCCAGCAAGCGAAGCTTTCGAGATCAGCCCATCGATGCCCTGTTTCGCATCAAGCAAGCCGCGCCCGGTTGCGGTGACGGAGCCGTCCGGGTTGACAGTAATTGCCGCTTTCTCGCCGCGATCGGCTGCAATATCGCCAGCCTCTCCGATAGCTTCGCGGAACGTCGGGCGCTTCGCGAGGCTTTTCCACGCATCAGACTCGAGCGTTGCCGACTTGTCGAGCGGAAGGAAGTTGTCGGCCGCATCCGCGCTGCGTGCTGCCTTCGCTGCTGCTAGTTGCTCGGGCGTGCCGGTGATCTGGTCGAGCGCTGCCGCTGCCTCGGCGTGCTTCGCCTTCTGCAGATCTTCGAACACGGTCGAGCCCTGATCCTTGGCGATCTTCTGCGCAAGCTTGACCGGCGCTTCAAACTGCGGAGACTGAAGTTTGTCAGCAACAGGCTTGGCGAGCGGCTTGACCTCGGATTGGCCCTGCGCTGCGAGTGCGTCACTCTTCTGCGCCGCCGCTTCCGCCGCATGCTCTGCCGCCTGCGGATTGGCTGCCGTGCCAGGAGTGTTCGGCGCTTCGGCCGGCATCGAGCCAGGCGCTTTGCCCTTTCCCAGAGCAGACGCAATCGCCGCGTCATTGTTGGCGCTTGCATTGCCAAACGTCGACGGGTTCGCGTTCGTGCTCACCTTCTGGAGCGTCGTCACGTTCGCGTCGTTTGCCATTTCGGCCGCGCTCGGCACATAGCCCGGCGTCTGCGATGCGGGCGCCTTTTCGAGCTTGGACGCCAGCTCGCTCGGCGTGTGACCGGTTGCGCCTGCGATGTCGGCCGCGACCTGAGCGTCAGGCGCCGCGCCACTGGCTGCGACCTTCGTGGCTTCGGACGGCGTTTTACCGAACATTTCCTGCAAGCGCGCGATGCCCTTGGCGACAGTCGGATTCTCGGCGAGAGCGGACACGCCCTTACCGAGCACCTTGCCGATGCCGACACCAGCCGCACCCGCAGCGCCACCGACGGCCGCGTCGCGCGCCACTTCGCCGACAGACTTGTTCTGTGCCACAGCAGGAGCCGCGCCAGCGACAGCGCCACCAGCGACAGCACCCGGAAGCGTTGCGCCGCCCATCGCAGCATATGGAGCCGCCTCACCGACGAAGCCGGCAACCTTGCCTGAGACGCTGTTGTTCGTGTCGCGCGCCATCTGCGCATTGATCTGCTCATGCGCGGCGTTCGCTTTGTCCGCAAACTCATTGGCGCCCACCAGACGCCCGCCGGCCGATGCGATGTCGAGCAGACTACCTGCGACACCGCCGACGGCTTTCTCTGCCACGTCAGACCACGTAGAGCCGTTCTTTGCCGCCGTAGCCGGATTGGCGGGCGCAGTCGGAGCGGCAGACGCAGGCAAGCCCGCAGCGAAATATCCGTCATTCTGCGGACCGGTCGCATCTTGCGCGGGCGCAGCGGCAGGAGCGTTCGCCGGCATCGTCAGCGTGCCATTGTCGAGCCCTGCCTTGATCGTCGCCAGTTGATCCGGAGACAGCTTGCCAGCCTGCATCGCGGCGAGCGTCTGCGGACCGATCGGCTTCGGCTGCGGCGCCGCGCCTTTGGCCGAATCAAAGCCCATCGGCGAGCCCGTTCCGGCTTGCTTATTCGGGTTCTGCAACTGGCTAGGATCGATGCCGATCTTCGACGCGCGCTGCTCGACAGCCGCCATATCTTCAGGCGACAGGCGTCCGGCGTTATAGTCGGCGACGATCTGGTTATTCACGCCAGCAGCGGGAGCAACAGCCTTCGGCGCCTGCACGGCTGCGGTAGGCTGCTGCTGCGGCGCGTTATCCATGCCGACTACAGACGGGTCGAGCCCATACGATGCAGCGCTCGGCAGCGGAGCGGCAGGGATCGGCGTTGCTTGCGGCGCGTCCTGTCCACCGTTGCCGGTGAAGTGCGCCATCACGCGATTCGTGTAAGCGCGCGTCTGTCCGCCCCAATTCTTAGGGTCGACACCGCCGATGTACTGAGTAACCGCGCCTGCCGCGCTTCCTGTGCGTTGAATACCCTCCTTCAGCAGGTATGCAGCACCGAGCGCCGCAGCCTGCGGAGACTCCCACGGATCGATCTTGTACTTCTTGATGAGAAGATCGCGCGTTTCGGGCGTCACCTGGTACGGAGAACGGGCGCCCGCGCTCGACACCTGATTGGCGTTCGACTTCTCGCCAGCGACACGAATGCTCGTCAGAAGACCGGGCGGAATGCCGGCAGCGTCCGACGCAGCCTGATCGGCCGCAGCGTAGACCGGATCTTTGTAGCTAACCGGAAAGGTATCTTTGGTCATTTCGTCGGGTCGAAGGAGTTAGCGCCCGGCGCCGTGTAGTAGCTCGGCGCAACCTTCTTGCTGAACTGCGTGAAACTATCGCCGCTCTTTACGAGAACAGACTTACCGTCTGGCGTCTGAATGGTGAAGTCACGGTACGCGGGGCCGGCGGATGCGTTGTTATTGCGCTTCCAGTCACCGCGAGCGTTCGACCATGCCGCTTTCGACGCGAGGAACTTCTGACGCGCTTGCAGGTACGTAGCCCATGCTTCCGGACTGTCCGTCACCTGTGGCACGTTCTGCACTGCGCGCGCGGTCGATGCGTCGGTGAAGTTGCCGTTCACCATGCTCGCCGTTTCCGCCTGCGTGACGAGGCTTGCCGCTTCCTGCCGCAACTGCTGTAGCTTCGACGTGTCACCCGTCCACTTGCGGCCGGCTTGGTCCCACGTTGCACCGAGCACACCACTTGTGCCGCCAGCCTTGATCTGGCTGAATGCGTTCGCCAGTTCGCCCGACTGATCCGAGAGCTGCTGATTCGACTGCCCTGCGTTGTATTCTGGCTCGGCTGCCGTGATCGCAGCGGGGCCACCGCCATTCAGATCGCGGTTGACAATGCCCGTCTGAGCTTTCGTGAGATCCGTTCCTGCATTTACCGAATCGACAGCAGCCTTTGCCTTTGCAGGCGCGTATGCCGCTTCAGTGCCCGCCGTCGACGCGCTGGAGTTAGCCTGAGAAACAACAGCCGGAACCGTCTGCTGTGCCACCACTGCGCGCGCTTGGTTCGCCTGGTTCGCGTACAGATCGCCAGCCGAGTTTGCGCTGCCAGCGTTCAGGATCTGCGATGCGACCTGCTTTGCGCCGTCCGGATTCTGCTTAATCAGCGCTTCAAACGAGCGAGTGGCAACCGCGCCCTCCTTGTCGCCGGCGCCTTCCTGACGCACCGCGCGCTGCTCCAGCAGATCGAGCGCGCCTGGCACATCGTTTGCCTGCAACCGCGCTTGCATGCCGGCCACAGTCGCCACCGCATCCGATGACATGCGCTGACGCAGGTTCACCCAATTCGTCTGCGTCTGCTGCTGGTTCCCGTTGACCGTCTGCGCAAACTCGGGATACTTGTTCGCCAGCGCCTGATAGTCAGCCGGCGTCGCATTCGGATTCGACGCGAGCGCCTGCGATTCCATCTGGAACGACTGCTGACGCTGGTTGTTATTGATCTGCAAGCCAGCGTTCGACACGCTCGCCGCGTTGCCTGCGTTGGTCGCCTGAATCCTGCCGGGGATTGTCGCCGCATTGAATCCGAGTTGCTGCCCTTGCTGAGCAGCGTTCCCCATCTGCGTATCGAGGCCCTTCCCGATGTTGCTGAAGTCGATAAGTTCAGTCATTACGCACCCGTGAATACGATAGGATTGCCGCTAGCCGTCTGGCCGTAGACCTGATTTGCGGCAGCCGGTTGGCTCGTATACGCGTTGACGCCCTGCGTGATCGCGCCGAGTCCGGAATTGACAGAGTTCGACAGCGAGCCGGCGTAAGACGTGGCCGCATTCGCCTGCTGGTTGTTCGCGTTCGTGGCTGCGTTCTGGTAGTTGCTGCTGACACCGTTCGACGTCGCAAGCGCGTTCTGACCAGCGCCAATAAGGCCTTGATAGCCAGCTAGCTTCTGCGTGATGAGATTGTTCAGCGTCGAGATGCCAGTATTGGCGAGCGTGTTGCTCGTATTCGAGCCGCGCAGGCCGCCTGTCGCCGATGCATTGGCGAGCACGTTCTCATTGCCCGTCTGCATCAGGCCTTGATACTGCGCGCCGTTCTTGATGTCGCCGATCGCCGTGTTCTGCGCTCCGTTGCCATTCGCGCCGAGCAGATCCTGATAGCCCGTAAGGCCCGTCTGCCCTGCCGATAGGTACGGCGAGATCTGCCCTTGCAGCGTGCTGTATTGCTGCTTTGCGAGATCGAGATTGTTCTGAGCCGACTGCGCCTGTGCGTCGGCCGCATCGCCTGCCGCGCTTGCCGACATGGCGGAGCCTGCCAGCCCCGCGACGGCCGTAGCTCCTACCGCTGCTGCTACCATGATTCACCCCACCGAAGATTGATAAGTTCCAGCCAAAAAGTACGTTCCTGCGTCCAGCGCTGCGCCGTCGTAACGACGCAATGTAAGAATCGCGGAGTCTGGATCGACCACTCCAGTAATCGCGACACCTGCGGCTGATACGCCAGGAATAACGCCCCTCTGGCTGCTCAATCCTTGGTGAGTAAAAGGCAATGTCACAGTCGGCGTCGCGCTTGATGCGAGCACGACCGTGATTTCAACGTACATCAGTGTTCCGATCGACGACCAGACGCCGGTCGCCGTACCGCTAGATACGATCGGGTCGTATCCATTCATTGCGCTGCCGTTGACCACGTTGCCGATCGCATCAGCTACAGCCGTATCGCCATTGAGCGCCGCGGCTAGGTACATCTGCGGGATTCTGGTTAGATTCGCCATCAGGTATTAAGCGCCTCTAGTTCCAGATCCAACCCGAACCATGTGCAATGCTGCGTCGTCACATGATCCACCCGCACTTGCAGCTTGTTGCGCGTCAGACCGCCCGGAAGCCACCGTATGCGCTTGCTGTAGCCTCCGCGCGACACTGCCTGTGTGTAGCGCGTCTGCGACCAGCGAATCCCGTCTGACGAGTACGTCATCGCAATACGCGACGTGTCGCCGGCCTGCCCCGTAATGCACTTCAGTTCGACCGATCGAAGCCCCGCAGAAGCCAGCGGCAGCATGACCATAGGAGACGAGGAACGATGCAATACAGGGGCGCCATAGTGGCCACCAGTAGCGCTATCC